GTGGTTTTGATACTGATGGCAGTACAAATGATGACATATTAAGAGGTTTCTGTATTCATAATTCAGCTCTTTATTATGCAGCAGCTCAAGCTCCAAGAGTTCAACAATCATATCAACATAGATACTTATCTGATTTAATTACAGTAGATGCTATCTATGGTTGTGCAGTAAGAAATTCTGCTACAGCAGGTGATAGAAGAATTATTGGTTTATCTAAAAACGTCTAATTGAACTAATAATCAATCAAATAATAAAGGGGTGGCAACACCCCTTTATTGTATATAGGGGAATATTATGGAGTTATTAAAAGAAATAAAAAAGCATGAAGGTTTTAAGCCTAAAGTATATAAGTGTACTGAGGGCATTGATACTATAGGATATGGCTTTGCTATAAAAGATTTATATTTAGATGAGGATATAGCAGAGCTTATACTAATGAGAAAAATACAAAATTTATTAGAAAGAATTATATCTACTTTTGATTGGTTTGAAGAAAGTCCAAATGAAGTAAAGTCTGTTGTTACTAATATGTGTTATCAGTTAGGAGTAAGAGGTTTTTCCAAATTCAAAAAAACAATTTATTATTTAGAAACAGAGCAATATGATGAAGCCTCAAAAGAAATGTTAGATTCTAAATGGGCTAAACAAACTCCTAATAGAGCAAAAGAACTTAGCAATAGAATAGCTGTACTAGCTAATTAGGATTTTAAAAGATTTTACATTAAATTATCTTAATAAATTTTAAGGAAATCTATGCCTAAAAATCAATATGCAGTAAAGAAAAGGGCTATAGTTACGCCTGATAAACATTTTCCATTACATGACCAAAAAGCTATTAATGTTGTTTGCAAAGCTATACAAAAAATAAAACCTGATATATACATTGATTTAGGAGATACAGGAGAATGGTCATTATTTAGCAGGCATCATTGGAAAAATAAAGAAAAGCCACCATTAGAGGTTTTAATTCCAATGCTAGATAAAGAGATAAAATCTGTTAATGATGGAATGGATGAAATAGATGAGGTTTTAGATGAAGTTGATTGCAAAGAAAGACATTTTATACAAGGCAATCACGAACTATGGCTAGATGAATTTGTTAGCAAACATCCTTATCTTTCAGAATACATGACTGCAAATGCACTTAATTTAAAAAGTCGTGGATATAAGTATTGGGAATATATATCTGATAAAAAATTAAAAATTGGCAAGTTAAATTTTACACATGGTGATTATGTTCCAATACATCATGCTAAAAAACATTTATCAGCATATAAAGAAAATATAATGTATGGTCATACTCATGACTTGCAAAGATTTACGGAAACAGGTTTAGGTGGCACGCAGAGTGCTTGGAGTTTAGGTTGTTTAAAAGACACGAAGTCGGATAAAAATAAGTGGATGAGAGGCAATCTAAATAATTGGAATCATGCTTTTGCTGTTGTTGATTTTTTCAACAATGGCGATTTTAAAGTAGAAGTAGTAGAAATAATAAATGGAAGAACTACTCTTTGGGGCGAGTATATTGACGGAAGCGAGAAATAGTGGATTGGTTAGAGCTGTTAGAAAGATATGGTGTGCCTCTTGTTGTTGCTGCAGCATTTTGGTGGTTCATACAAAAGCAGAACAAATACATACAGGAAGAATTATCTAAAGAATTAAGAGAGTCTTTTTCAAGAGTAGAAGGCATTATAATAAAATTAATTGACCAACAAAAGTTAATGCAATTAGGTCAAAAAGGAATTGAAAGCAGTTACAAGTCATTAGTAAACATTATAACAAAGTTATATAAAGATGAAAAAAAGTAATACTGAAGAATACAGAAATAATATAACTATTCATTTAACTAAGATATGTTCTGATATTGAACATATAAAAGAAAAGGTTAATGATAATAATAAACATTTATTAAGATTAAACGGTAGAGTTAGAGAAAACGAAAATCAAATTTCATGGATTAGAGGTGTGGGTAAAACAACTTTAGTTATTATTGGAGTTTTTTTAAGTTGGTTAGGAATTAAACAATGATACAAGGATTAATAGTCAAGAAAGTTATAGAAGTTGTAGTTAAAAAGCTACTGAAAGAATTTAAGTTAGATAAAGTAAAAAAGTATGTAGAAGAACCAAATGAATTGGATAGGCAAGTTAAATCATTGCAAAAGAACATCAGTAAATATGGTAAATACATAGAACAAGTAGAAAAAGACATTGCAATCCTTAAAAAGTTGTCGCACCCTAAAGCAGATTTTATCTGTACTGGATGTGGATGTAAAGCAAAACGAATAAAGAAGAAAACTAAAAAATAAGGAGATATTATGGGATTCTTAACATCAAATTGGGAATATGTACTATTAGCAGTTTATGTGATAGAGAAGGTAATAAAACTAAGCCCTTCTAAAAAAGATGATGTCATTTTTGATATGATTATAAAGCCTATTGTTGAAAAAATGAAAGGCAAGTAATGCCAAGAGCTCGTCTCCCTCAACTACAATCTATTACTGATGGTTCATTTGAACCTAATAGAAGAAATCCTATATTATTAGGAGAGGATAGTTTTTTAGACGACCATCAAAAACCCATAAGAATTGGGGAGAGTGCATCTCCCCTTTCTTTATCTAAAAATCAAATAAGGATAGATGGAGATTTTCATCTTGAGGGTAAATTAGCAAATCCTTTACTTACTACTGATTTTGAATATTTAGAACTAAGGGCTGAGGAGAATATAAGATTTACATCAAATAATTCTACAGGCTCTTTGGATATATTTGTATCAAGTGGTTCTCCATTTTATGTTGCATCAGGCTCTAATATGTATTTTACAACAACAAATGCAGGCATTATACAGTTTGGAAGCATTAATAATGGTATTAGTTTATTTCAATTTGACACATTAAATGCAAAATTTCAAGTATTAAATCCAAGTGATAATAGCGATATTTTTACTTTAGATATAGATGATAATGGCGAAACAACTATATCAACTATAGACAATGCAGGGAGTGCTGGTCATATCACATTAGATGCAGATGGGGATATTAATATAGATAGTAGTACAGGCTTAATTTACTTAAAAGATGATGATACTACTTTTGGATTACTTACAACAGCAGGAGGTAAATCAGGATTAATTTTGTATGAGGCTGCAGGTGCAAGCACAGATGATAGATTCCTTATATCTACTTCTACCAATGGTGCTACTGCAATTGGAACTATTGATGCTGCAGGTACATCTGCAAATCTTACTATTGATATTGATGGCGATATAACATTAGATGCTGCCACAGGAAATATAACTGTACAAGACGATGGTGGAAATTATACACCTTCGTCAGATTATCACGTTGCTACAAAAAAATATGTAGATGATAATGCAGGTGGTGGGGGAAGTAAAACATATTTAGATTGGTATTATTATCAAGCAAGTTTATCTAATAATATTTTTTATGTATCACTACACCACGATGAGTTTGGGGTTACTAGTATAGCAAATACAAATATTAGTGATTATAATGATACCACAGCAGAAGATATGTGGAGAATAATAAGATATGCAGGTAAAAGAGTACCATATAGTGGTACTGTTACAAAGTTTATGGCTCACGTTGAATCATCAGGAGCATCAGCAGATAGTGATGTAGAAGTTGGTGTATGGATAGCAAGTAAACCAACATTAGATACAGAATTAGCAAGTACCACAAATATGACAATAGATAATTTAGGATATATGACATTTGACTTTAGTTCTGCAAGTAGATTTTTACATAAAGAAACAACATCTTTTAATGCTACATCTGTTACACAAGGAGATTTTATGTTCATAACTGTAAGAAAAACAACAGGAACAGACGGAACAAGTTTTTGGATACACTCAACAGTAACAATGGATATATCCTAATTTGTGGTAAAAATTTAATTGTATTATATTATAACAAAGAATAAGGGGCAAAAATGCAAGATATAGATAAAGAGCTTGATAAATTAAGAGAAATGTTAAAACAGTATGAGCAAGCATATATTAAATGTATGGGTGCTATAGAGTTTTTAGAAAAAAAGAAAAAAGAAGGCTCAGAAAAAAAAGAGGATAAATAATGGGAAGTTTTACAGGAAATGCTTTAAAAGATGTATACAAGGATATACTACATACAAGCAATTCAAATTCAGGTATATCTACAACGATAAAGCAAATAACCTGTGGAGATGGAGATACAACAGCATTACACTTATCTAATAGAAATTTAAAGGTGCAACCTGCTGCTGACTCAACAACTAATACTGTTATTTTTGATGCTGATGGTAATGCTTTACTAACTGTAGACTCTACTAATGATATAGTTAAGGCAGGAATTGGACAGCATACTTTAAATACACAATATCATAGATTTGGTATTTTTGATTTTAGTCCAACAAGTGGCGAGCATCATCCACTTATATATTCTCCTACTATCACAAATATAAATGATAGTGATTTTACGGGAGAGGCTAATGGAAGTGCATGGGGTGGCACAGGAACAAATCCTGCTACATCTCTTACATTATCATCTGCTGCACATGAATTAGTTCCATGTATTTGGATATTGCAAGGCAATATAACTATAGATGAAGTTCAATATATTATGGGTTCTGATGCTGCATCTACCGTAAATATTCACATTATGCAGTATGATATAGTAACAGGGGCAGGGTCTACTGCAGGAGATTTATCAAATGGTGTAGTATTAGCACAAACAGGTTCTTCTTCAGGTAGTTTAAGTCCTGTAACTACAGGAGATGATAGGGTTTCTATTGGAACTTTAACAATTAATACAGCAGATGTTGCAAGTGGCAAAGCAATAGTAGCCTTTGCAGAAGCATCTGACACAGACGACATGACAATAAATTTAAGTTTAAAATATCATTTAAGGTAAGAAAGGTAATAAGATGGCAAATGTAGATGTAAGACTAGCTTTAGGAAATAATTCATTTAGTAAATCTAAAGCATTTAATCAAGTATTTGAAAATACTCAAGAGGTAGATAATACTGATGGATTTATTAATATATTATCAGTTAGTGGTACAAAGGGAACTGCAACTGTTCCATCTATAAAAGCCTTTTGTGTATATAACACAGGGGATGTACCTGCAGAGATACAGTTTGCATTTCAAGAATTTAAAAATAATTCTAATGTAGATGAAGATAATTCTGTTGATTTAGGTGGTGGTGCTACTAATTTAAGGTATGTTACTATGATGCTACCTGCAGGAGATTTCTTTTATCTTCCTCATGGCAGAGTTATAGGATATAATGCAGATGCTTCAGCAGCAAATGCTACAACAATAGAGAATACAGCACCTGACTCAAATATGTATGTAGATAGTGGTGCAGATTTAGACCATGCTACATCAGCCACTATGGGTTCTGATGCAACTCATACTACATTAAATTTAGAAAATGGACATTCTAAGTTTTTTAAGGTAGGCGATTTAATAAGAATAGAAGATGAAATATGTGAGGTTACTGCTGTGGGTACTGGTGCAGACCTTGCTAATAGTACCTGCACTATAAAAAGAGGATTGTTTGGTTCTACTGCTGCAACTCATGCAGATGATGTTGCGATTAGATTGCCATTTTTTAACATGATGGCAGATTTTGATAAATTTTCTGTAGCACAAACAGATAAGAACGGAATCTTTCATGCTAAAAACTTTTTTGGATATGGAAGAACAGGAGATGCAATATCAGATGGTGTACAAGCAGGCTCAATAGGTATTAAATTTTATCAAGCAGGATTTCAAGAGTTTGGATTATCAGGCATAACTGCAAATACTAACTCAGGTCTTGTTGCATCAACTACTTATGCTTTTGATATAGCAGTAGACGGTGGCTCTGATTTTACGCTTTCATTTACTACTGATTCTAGTAATTTAAATTTTGGTGGTAGAAATGGTATTGTAAATAAAATACAAGATGCTTTAAATGCAGCATTTTATGCCTCAGGTAATCTTTTTGAAAAACAGGTTACAGTTTCTATTGTAAATGGAGATATAAGATTTACATCAGGACAACACTTATCAACCTCTGCTATATCTATAACTGCACCTGCAAGTGGAACTACACCTTTCGGTGTTGGTAGACTTCCTGCAGTAGGAGATTTAGAAGCTCCTGTTGCTGCAGAACTACCTGATGATACAGTTTTTGATAGAACTACTTTTGATGAATCTCCAAATAAAACTGCATTTATGTATGATGATGGACAAGGTAATTTATTAGGTGCAGGAAATGGTAGAATAAATTATGAAACAGGAGAAATAAGATTTACAGCATTACCAAATGCAGAGTTTGTACTTAATGTAATACATAAGTCTGCCCATGCAGGTGGTGTAAATGCTGACACAACAGATGGAAAAAATACTATTCAATCTATAGGGGCTAGAAGTATTAATCCTAAATTAAATACAACAGTAAAAATATTAGCTTATAATTAAGGAGAAATAAATATGCCAATGCACTATGGTAAAAAAATGGGAAAAAAGAAAAAGTCTATGAAAAAAGGCATGAAAATGAAAAAACGTAAGATGGGTAGAAAGAAAAGATGAAATGGCTAAATATCAAGGCAAATCAGTTAGATTAAATAAACCATCAAGAATTACAAAAGGTCAAGCAGGTTATGGTCGTAAAAAGTTTAAAGTATTTGTTAAAACTGGTAATAAAGTAAAAAAGGTTATGTTTGGCGACCCTAATATGAGAATTAAAAAATCTAGTCCTGCTAGGAGAAAATCTTTTAGAGCTAGACACAGATGTTCTACTGCTACAGATAAAACAACAGCAAGATATTGGTCTTGTAAAAAATGGTAAATTATGGCTAGGAAAAAGAAAAGAAAAAGCACAGTAAATAAAGCAGGTAATTATACAAAGCCCACCATGAGAAAGCGATTATTTAATAAAATACTTAGAGGTAGCAAAGGTGGTAGGGCAGGGCAATGGTCTGCTAGAAAAGCACAAATGCTTGCTCGTCAATATAAAGCTAAAGGTGGTGGCTACAGATAATGGCATTGAAAAAATCACAAAAGTCTTTAAAGAAATGGACATCACAAAAGTGGGATTATTTAAGTAAAGGCGATAAAGATAAGCCTAAGAAAAAAAGAGGTAGATACTTGCCTAAATCAGTAAGAGAATCTTTAACACCTGCACAGAAAGCCTATGAAAATAGAAAGAAAAGAAAGGCTTCTAAGGCAGGAAAACAAAGAGCAAGTTATTCAAAATCAGTAAGAAAAAAGATGAGAGGTAAATAATGGCAACAGCCCCAACTTATTGTACACACAGAGAATTAAAAGACGTATTTCCACAAGTAGATTCATTTGATACAAAAAGACCATTATATGGATGGAATCAATTATTTACTCATAGTGGAAATGAATTATATGAAGCTGATAATGTAGGCTTGATAACAGTTTTATTTAAGGATGGACAAGACTTAACTCCATATAAAAAAACAGAAAATTATACTGATTCTACAGCAAATACTGATGAAGCTGTTGATATTATAGAAACTGCTATTGATGTTACTGATGGTAGTCAGTTTTCTTATGGAGATATTATTAAAATTGATGATGAAAAAATGCTTGTTATAAATATATCTTCCAATACAATAACTGTAGAAAGAGGGTTTTTAGATACAACTACTGCTACTCATAGTACAGCTACTGATATTTATATTGGGGTTTCTTGGACAGAAGAAAATCAATGGTTATATAATAGCGGTTGTGATTCTATATTATATTATGCAACAACAGTTAATCCTAATGACCAACTAATGGAATCAGGAGAAGATTTTAGTACATTAATAAGTAGAATACTTGCAAATGCAAGCAGGTTCTTAGATGCTAAACTTGACCCAAACTTACCAAAAGAACAATTTAAAGATAAGTCAGGAAACTATGATTATATTATTGTAAGAACTACTGCACTTATCGCAGCTACATTTCTTATTAGAAGCCACGACCCAACATCAGAAGTTGCTACAGCACTTATGGAAGATGCTATGGGTAATATAGATGCTTTAAATAAAGGAAGTGCAGCATTATCTTGGCAGACAACAGGTGATTCATCTAAAGGTGTTTTAAGAGATGTAAGTTATACGTCAGGAAGTATTAGACCTGTAGATACAAGAGGTAGATATTCAGGTTCTTGGGATTTGGTAAAAATTATTATTACCACAGGAGGTGTTCTAGGTACTGCAAAATATTCAGTATTTATCAAAGACACAGATAAACTTAAAAATCAACAAGTGGTTACAAATGAAATAATATCAGGAGATTATCAGCCATTAGCAGGAGGTCTTGAAATAAGGTTTGCAGGAAGTGCAGATAACTCTACTGCCACAGTAGATGATGAGTGGGAGTGCGAGGTAGTGGGATATACTGAGCACGTTGATAATTCTGCTATAAATTCTATAAAAATGACAAGAAGATTCTAAATTTGGAAAACTTAAAAAATGGCAGTAAATTTTACTAATAATTTTAAAAATATTTTAGACAAGTTAGAGTCAATTATTGAGTCTGAGTTTAAAGGTGCTTTACCTGTCTATAAGGGAAACTCTATACCTGCAGGAATAAATCAGGCTATACAGTTAATACCAACAGGAAGTGTTCTTTTAGAATATAATACAAATTCTGAAACAAGAGAATTTACCGTAGAAGTTAGGTTTATATTCAATGAAGCAAATGTAAATGAAACTGCCTTTGACCACATACTTAGACAGGTTTCAAGAATAGAAGCATTAATACATGATAATATTACAATGACTTTGTCAGATAGCACAAATGCTTTTAACTGTAGATTTGAGTCTACAACATTAAATGCAGATGAAGACTCAGGCATTTATGTGGTTGTTTGGGATTATAAGTGTCAGCATCAAGGAAATTTCGCATAGGAGATATATGAAGATAAAATTAAAAGACTTAGCAAACCCTATAACAAAGTTATGGTGTTTTACAAATAATGGATATGATTCATCTGTTATAGATAAAATAAACTCAGGTGAGGAAATTAAAGTTGAAAGAGTTCCTGTGCCTGCTTGGGATTTTGTTGAAGAAGTTAAAAATAAAGTTAAAAAGAAAAAGGAGAATAAATAATGGCTATTAATACAGCAGCTTTTTCACCTAAACAATTTCAAGTTTTAATAGCAGAACAAGATGCTTTTGGAACAATAGAAGCAGGTGGTGGAAATGCTTATCATGCCTTAGATGTTGATTCTGTAGGAACACCATCTTTAAACCCAACACAAGTTTTAGATGTTAGAACAGGTAGTAGGGTATTACAAAAAGAAGATTTTTTTCAAGATACAAAAGCATCTATTAAAGAGATTTCAGTATCAGGAACTGCTACAACTGCAGCACTTGATATGCTTTTAGAAAATATAACAGGAGAAGCAGAGGGTTCTGCAAGTGGGGTATATTCATTTGCATCTAATGCAGGAGTTCAGTCAGTTGGAAAAGATGATTCAAGTCAAGCAGGAACTTTGCTTTCTGTTGTTGTAAAATCACCTCTTTCAAACTCAGATTTATCATTTAAAGACTGTGTTGTAACATCTTTAACATTAAATGGAGATGTAGGCACAGAGGGTGGTAGAGTTAAGTTTTCAGTTACATTTCAAACAGGCTCTGTAGTAGAAGATTTATCAGATGCTAGCACAACAGTTGATACTGCTTTTGCAGCAAGTGAAAACTACTTTATGAGTGGTTGGTCTGATGTTGCTTATAGAAAGATATATGGTGTAGATGATTTAGTTTTAAGTTCATTTTCATTAACATTAGAAAATCCTGCTACATTTAGTGGTCTTGTTTCTACAGGGTACGAAGTTGTGTCAAGAGCAGGAGAATTTTCAGCAACTTTAGATGTTACTGCTAAATATGATGCTAATACAGAACCTTTAATGGCTAGTTTTAACAATCAAACACAGCAAGGTGCAACTGCTGCACAAGAAAGTAAGTTAAATCATCAAGATGCTATGGCTGACGGTAGTTTTGGTATAAATATGCCAAAAACAGTTTTAACTAATGTTGCATTTAATGAAGGTGATGTTATGATGTTAGATATTTCTGTTAAAGCAGTTGGAGATGGCTCTAATGCTTTAGTAGAAGTTTCTTGCTAATAAAATATAAATAAGGGGCAAATAAATGAAGGTTAAATTAGAATCAGGTAGAGAGATTCAATTAAAAGAACTTTCTATAGATGAAAGAGATGAGTTATTAGATTCCATATCTTATGAAGGTGAGGGTGATAAATTAAAAATGAAAATGATGCACTCTACAATGACTAAGTTTTTAAGAATAGGAATTAATGGAAAGGTAGAAGATAGCTTTTTAAAGAAGTTAAGTTTTTCAGAAAAGTCTGAAATATTTACCAAGATACAAAGCGAGTGTATGAACTTGGGGGAAGAAGAAGCCTCCAAGTAGCATTTAATGTTTTAAATCAAGGCTGTGGAGGCTGTCAATACGAAACTTATCCTTACAAAGCTGAGATACCTGTAAGGGTAAATGGTAAATACCCAACTTGGGAATTTAAATCAGACGAAGATGTTTGGAAAGCTATAGACCTTATCATAGAAGAAACAACTCAGTTTAACCTAGAAAATAATAAAGATTTTGATATATCTGAGTCTGTTTATGCACAACTACCTTTTTTTGGCTGTAAAAACATACTTTATGACCAAAAAATACAAAAAGACATACAAAGGTATATCTACTGTGAAAAATTTAATATATCGCCATATACAGGTGATTATGGTAGTCAGCCATGCTTATGGGTAGAAAAGTCATTTTTAATTAGAAAGTATATGGCTAAACTAGAATCTAAACAATTAGACGAGGCAAAAAACAATGGCACAAGAAAAAATTGAGATACAATTTAGCCCCAAGGGTGATGCTGCTCTAATAAGAGCTATAAAAGAATTAGACATTGCTACCAAAAGACTTCAAGGACAAACCTCAAAATACGAAAAAGAACTTAGACAATTAAGAAAAGCACAAAAAAGATTTAATAAATTTAGTCTTTTTGGTGTAAGAAATCTTAGGAATTTGGGTAATGCTACAGGTAAATTAATACCAAAATTATCTGTACTAAGGTCTAAACTTCTTATATTTTCATTTGCTACAGGTCTTGCAAGTGCAGCAGTATCAAGATTAACAGATAAATTTGCTGTACAAGAAAAAGCAGAAAAAAGTTTATCAACTGCTCTTGGTAGAAGTAGTAAAGCCTTAACAAATTACGCTTCAGCATTACAGCAGGCAACTACATTTGGAGATGAAGAAATTATAAATGCTCAAGCATTACTTGCTGCATATACTGATGATGAGGAGCAAATAAAAAAAGCAACCAAAGCAACTCTTGACTTAGCAGAGGCAAAAGGTATGGATTTAAATACTGCTGCTGATTTAGTTGGTAAATCATTTGGTTCTTCTACAAATGCCTTGTCAAGGTATGGTATACAAGTTGATGGTACTGTAGGCTCTACTGCACGACTAGATTCATTAACTAGAAACCTTTCAGCTCTTTATGGTGGTCAAGCTGTTGCTGCAGCAGATACTTTTTCAGGAGCACTTCAGCAAACTAGTAATGCTATAGGTGATGCAAATGAGGCGATAGGAAAAGCATTTGCACCAACAATTCAAAAGGTAGCAGGTTTTTTAAAGGATGGTGCTGAAAGAGTTAGAGAATTTATGCTTTCAACTACAGAAACAGATTTAGAAACTGCTGTTAGACAAATAGAAGAACTTGGAGGAAATGCTGATGAGTTAAGATTAAAGTTGTTTACAACAGAAAGAAATGAAATTAAAGAAGAATTAGACAAAATTAATGAGGGAACTCAGTCAAATATTTTATTTCTTAATGACCAAGTCGCAGCAGAAAATGCACTAAAACAATCTAAAGAAAGAGAATTAGAACTTAATAAACTAATAGCAGAAGAATCTATAAGATTAGGAAATGTAGAAGAATTAAGAGCTAAAGCTAAAGGTGAAAGTATGAGTGGGGAAATAGTTTTTGGTCAGAGCAGAGTAAAAACTATGAGTGAAGAAGCAATTTTTAATATGAGAATGGCTCAAGCAGACTTAGAACATTTGGAAAACTTAATAAAACAAAGAGATGCTGCAAAAAATTTAACAAAAGAAGAACAAGCTAGACTTGATTTGTTTTTAAAATTGGAAGCTGCTAATAATAAAATCTTAGCATTGCAAGATAAAATGAATAACTCTAGTCAAGAAAATACTACAAGTTTTTTTGAATTTTTAGAATCTATAGACCAAAGACTTTTAGGTACAGCAGAAAAATTTGCTACAACTTTTGGAGAAATAGGAACTATGGTTGAAGAAAGTGCTCAAGCAAGAATAGATGCTAATAATGCTGCAGCAAATGCAGAGATAGAAGAATTAAAAAAATCAAGAAAATTCCAAAGAATGTCTGCAAAGCAACAGGAAGAAGCAGAAAAAAAGATAAGGGATAGAGTTGCAAAAGATAACGAAAAACAATCAAAAGAAGCAAACAGGCTAAAAGCTGCAGAGTTTCGTATAAATCAAGCAATAAAAATTAGAGAAACAATTATGGCTACACAAAAAGCATTTATAGAAGCCTCTCCTAATATCTTTTTACAGGCTTTAGTTGCAGCACAAGGGGCTGCTGCTGTTGGGGTTATTGCAGCTCAAAAACCACCTAAAATGGAAAGAGGTGGTCTTGTTGGTGGAAGAAGACATTCTCAAGGTGGAACTATGATAGAAGCAGAACAGGGTGAATTTGTAATGAGTAGAAATGCAGTTGATGCTATAGGTATAGAAAATTTAAATAGAATGAATATGGGTGGTGGTAGTGGTGCAAATATTACTTTTTCAGGTAATGTTATGTCAGATGACTTTATAGAAAACGAAGCCATCCCAAAAATTAAAGAAGCTGTCCGTAGAGGTTCTGATATAGGAGTTAGTTAATGATTACATTGCCTCCTAAAATTGAAAGAGATATACAAAGTAATCAAACCTTTTTAATTCCCTTAATTGTTGTATCTCCTGAATCTGATAATCCCATATACATATCTACAAATAAAGGCTTATTTGATGGGCAATATTATGAAGATAGAAATTTGCAAGTTAGCAGTATAAAAGAATCAGTAAACCTTGAAAGCAGTAAATTTAAAATAAATAATGTAAGTTTGAGTATTTCTAATTTTACAGTATCAAACAATAAATTTAGTGATTTTGTTTATGAGAAAGGTTTGTTGAATGACAGTATAGATATATATTATAAATCACAATCTTGTCAAACTTTAGAAGATTGTATATTAATATATAGAGGTGTAATAAAAAGATTTACCCATGATGATAAAAGTTGCAAAATTCAACTTGAAGATAAAACAGAAGATAAGCTAAATCAAGAAATACCTAAAGCCAATACAGGATACAGACGAGATTTATACAGTAAAGAGTATTTAAATAAACCTATACCTATTTTGTACGGAAGGGTAGATAAAGCACCTGCAATACCATTTATAGACCAAACTACAATAGGAACAAATTCTAAAATTAAAATTGCCTGTGATGATACATTAGGTGCTAATCCTAGAATAACATTAGGAGATTATTTTAATGATGATTCTACTCAGCCATTTTTAAATGGAGATATAAATCCATTATTTATATATAAAGATGATTATTTTCAAGTATTACAAAATTACAACTTTGAAGTTATAACAAGTGATACTGCTAATTGGGAATGGACAGAATATGACCAGTATACATTGCAAGATGGATATTTAGAAATACTAAAAAAATATCAAAACTTA